TATCAATAAAATTTCCCAAAACAACCATGTTGCCACTAGTTTCGAGAGTAAAGTTTTTGCCAACATGTTTCGTCTCAATTTGGCTAATTAACACATTGGAAATTACGGTCAAAAGAAACAACCCTGTGATTTTTATATATGTAATTTTTCTAATCATATTTTCAATATTTGAAAATTATACGTTCACCCTCAACTTCTCCATTTCATTTAAAGCTTCATAATGTAACAAAGTGCAAAATACGCAGGAACAATATTAACAGCTGTTCCACTTCCTGTTGAGCCTGAAGTTCCGGTAAAATTGGGCAGGTCAACATTTACAGTTGAGTTTAATGTACTTGGCGTTATACTGCAGCTACTTATATTATCATTATCATATGTTGGAGCATTTGTTCCGCTACCACAATCATAGGCCTTAAATTGATGCGAATGATCTCCGGTAACAGCATTTGGATGGTCATGGTCTATAGCATGCGTATGAGAAGGAAGATTAGCTGTTGTCAAATTAACAGTTCCGCCGCCTGTCTCTTCGACAGCATATGTGCCACTAGCTCCAACTATAAACCTGTTTACAAGGTTCGGAGCTTTTTTCGTGTGCGCTGCATCAGCTGCTGGATTTGACGTAATATCAGTAAAGTCAGTCTCATTGTAAAAGTTTCCATTGCAAAGAGCCCATCCTGCAGGGATATCCGATGTAGTTCCCGACCACATAACAATTACTCCTTGAGGAACCAATGCATAACCTGATTCTTGTACTTTACCAAAAACGTTTAACGTTGATTGAACTGATTGAGATTCTCCGACCTGAACAGTTCCTCCACCTTCTTGTAATTTTAACGTTCCGGTATTATTGTTAGCACTATTTTTCACTAAAATTTCATCGTTGTCCATAGACATGTGAACTCCAGAATCCGAGTCTCCAATTAATAATGAGGCAGATGTATTGGTTGTGTTAACATCTTTAGATTTTAAACCAATATGCAGATTTGCTTTAATATTTGAAGTAGGGGGATTTCCCGGAAGCCATCCGTCTACTCCAATGCCTACTCCTTCAAATAAAGCAGGATTAAAGTATACATTACTAGGTGTTGCTCCAGTATAAATGCTTTCCCAGGGAGTTATGGCGTTAAATGTTGTACCTGAGCCTTTCAAGAAGAAATTTTCTTTATAGTACATCAACAAGCCTTCGGGAGCAGCAGACAATGCCGGATTTAGATTTGGGTTACCTGCCGAATGAGGCAGCAACAAACCTAAGCCATTGCCGTTCGTCAAATCCAATATTGCATCCGTATCTGGTACTGATTGATCTCCAATACTTACTTGGGCCCCAATACGGCTGTTTCCAATAAATATTGAAAGGAAAATCAGTAATAATATCGTTATTAATTTCATATTTAATTATTTACAATTTCATAATATATGCTAGAGCATAATAAGGCGGTCTATTTTCATGTGCGCTTCCGACCGAACTTCCACTTAAACCACTTCCCGATCCTGTTGAACCCGTAAAATTCGAGTTAGAATGCGTGTGATTTCCTCCCCCTTCTGTGTCGTCCTGAGTCCAACTACCATAACCAAGCACCTCATTTGATGAGTTATATAATAAGACATATCCTTTTCCGACTTTAGGAATATAATCATATTCATGTTCGTGAGTTCCAGAACTGGAAATAGCGAGAGTAGCTCCATTACCAGATGCCTCATGCTGATGACTAGGAATATCTGACCTAGACAATGCAATACTATTTTCTCCACCTGTTTGTCCTGTTGTATATGTTCCTCCTGCACCAACAATAAAACGCTCTCTTAAGTCTGGAGAATCAATCGTTCCTCCTGCTAACCTGTTATAGGTAGATCCATCACACAATGCCCAACCCGTTGGAATAGTAGAGCCTGTCCACATCATTATTACACCAACAGGAACCAGAGCTGCAGAATGTTGTTGCACCTCTCCAAATACATTTAGGGTGGACCTTACGGTAGCAGATTCTCCCACCTGAACAGTTCCCCCTCCTTCTTGCAACTTTAAAGTTCCTGTATTATTGTTAGCACTGTTTTTTACTAAAATTTCATCGTTGTCCATAGACATATGGGTGCCTGCGTCAGAATCTCCTATTAGAAAAGAGGCCGAAGTATTTGATGTATTCACTTCTTTACCGTTCAAGGCAACATGTAAATTCGCTTTTAT